CGAGGCCCGCTTGGGCGCTCGGCTTGTTGACGGCGACGTGATCCCCCGCCTCCAGACCGTTGACCGTGAACGTCTGCTCTGCAGAGGTGTTCGCGGACACGGCGGAAGGCGACAGCGTAATGCTGAGAAGCGCCTGCTTGGGGAGGTTGCCGAGTACGTAACTCATGGCATCAACCCCAGAGCCGGACAGCCATCTGCGGACGGATCACCGAGTAGCCATACAGCACGTCGATACGGCACGGCATACGGTCGTTGTTGATGTCGTACTGACGAACAACGCGCATGGAGATACCGTTGTGGACCTGGCGCGAAGCCATGTCAACGCCCTGCGGCATGAGGAGGTCTGCCGTGGCGAAGGCAATCGCATCGCGGTGGTACACGAGGTTCTGCGGGTACTGCGTCGAGGCAGAGCCAAGGAACGTCACAGCCTTACCAGCAACCGGGAACGAATCCACCGTGGCAAGCGCATGGCTTGAGGTGTAGATCGCCGGGCTGACGTTGACCGTGTACGCACCGGCCACAGCCGTCGCATCAGCGGTTGCCACGAACTGCTGCAACGAGCCAGTGGACTCGCGGGTCTGCGGGTTCACCGCAAAGCAGTCAGCAACCGTGAACACGTCACCCTTCTTGATGGTCTGGGTGCCAGTGCCGGTAATGGCAATGCTGGTCGCGCCCTGAGTCGAAACCGTCGTGGTGACGGTGTGCGAGCCCGTGCGGGTGCCAGTCGTGAACTGCTTGATCGACTGCGACATATTCAGCTCGTTAAAGCCGAGGATGCCTTCGCCGAACATACCGTTCTTGAACTGCGACGAGATGGTGCTGACCGGGTTAAAGAGCCCCTTCATGCCCTCGATGAGCGCGGCGTTCGCAGCCGGGTTCACGGTGACATAACGCGGCGACATCACCGCAGCGGCTTCGTTCAGCTTCTGGTTAGCAGCAAGCAGAACCGAGGTCGTGGACGGCGTGGTGCCGGGGGTGCCGACCGACTGGAAGATGCCTTGGAACGAGTTGGCAACGTCCGCGTCGATGCTGGCCGCAAGCTGCGAGATACGCGGCTTGAGAACACGCTCGGCGAAGTCGTCCAACTGCATGGTCATTTCGGCAGTCGTGAAGTTCACACCGATGTGCTTCTGCGAAGCGACGGTCAGCGTGGTGAACTGCTCGTTGTCGTCCTGCACCTGGAGGGCAGCACCGTCGGTCACGAGAGCGCGGTCCGGCAAGCGGATACGCAGCGTGGTGCCGATCTTGGCGCCCTGCACGGCAAAGGAATCGTCGTACTGACGATTGACGTTACGGGTGAGTACGAGGCTGTTCTCAAGGATTTCGAGAGCCTTCCTCGTAATCATGTCAATGGTAAGAATATTATTAGCCACGAAAATTACTCCAAAATAGTGTTAACGACGGTGCTGCGCTTCCCACTGCTTGATCTGGCGACGGCGTTCGGCTTCGATCCATTCCGACGTACTCATGCTCGATATGGAGCGAGGGTCGGTCGTTTCGTAGCCGCCACCGCTAGACCCTTTGGCCGTTACCGGCTTGATGGGAGGCGGAGCGTTGGTTGACTTCTTGACCGGCGGATTGTCCACAAGTTTGGCCTCAATTTTGCCGATCTCTTTGGCTTGCAGATACGGCGATAAGCGGGAAATACGATCAGCCTCGCGGGGGTTGGAACCGAGGTAGTACGCTACGTCCGGGCCAACATCCGATGCCTGTATCGTCTGTGCCATCACGGTCGTAATCGGCAGGTTTTGGTTGTACGCGACTTGCTCAAAGTCATCGTACTTTTCCCGTGCTGCCTCTTCGCGCTCGTGATAAGCACTCAAAAGCTCGTACTGTTGACGCTCGGCTTCGCGCTTGGCAAGGAGTTCCTCCGCCTTACGGGTCGCTAGGGCTTCCGCGTAAGCATCGGGGTCTGATTCCCTGTCAGGCAACTCTGCCGGTGCGACGGGTTTATCGACCGTCTGCGCCTTCAGTGTCTGCTCTCGTTCCCACTTGCGACGTTCCTTCGCAAGCCTCTTGCCCACTACCGCGTCCAATTCCTCTTGAGAAAAGGTCTTGTTAGCGGGCTTTTCCTCCGGCTTTGGGGCTTCTTCAGCCTTAACTTCGGGTTCCGGGGTCGCCGTGACTTCCGGTTCCGGCGCGGCTTCCGCCGCTACAACTTCGGGGAGTTGGTTTTCGTCGCTCATATCATTCCTTACGGAGCCTGGTCAATCGGGCCAGTACGATTAAAACAATAACCTATGCGTTGTTATTACGCAACGCGGTCCCAGTCAAGTGTGGTAATGGTCGCGGGGGCGGCAAGCGCAACCTGCAGTTCCGCTTCGGCCTGCGCCTCTACGGCGGTCTTATCCAAGCCGTTGGCAACGCAGAAACCCATGACATCGGCTTCGCTCAAGTCGCCAAACTCAATGAAGTCAGAACCGGGTGCGCCCAACGCGGTAGCGCCAAGGCGTACTGCCGTTTTGTCGCCACCAGAGGCTTTGCAGACCCAGCGGGCCATTACGATGGCGTTCGGGTTGTTGTTTACCGTCGCCGTATCAACGCTAACAATGTTCCACTTAATCATGTTCCACCTTTAGGTCAAAGCCGCAGTCGAGCGCCAAGTGCCGCCGCTGTAAACGTAAATCTTGTTGTTCGTGCTGTCGTAGTACATCGGCACGTTACCCGACGGGTTCGTCGGGGCGCCGGATGGAGCGCCAGCGGCTGACGGGATGTGGGTAAACCCACTGGTCATTGCGGTAGTGCCCGCGACGACCTCAACACCGCCCGCAAAATAGTTGCGAGCCGTGCCGCCCATGTAGCAGTTCCAACGATTGCTACCTGCACCAATCGCGCCATAAAACGCATAGTTATTGGTTGCGCCCGTAAGCCCGCTATCCGCAAAGAAGGCGATCTGATCGGTGATTGCCGATCCTGCGCCGACCGTTCCTTGTTCGGCGCTATAGTGCTTGAGCGTCGTCAGCGTAAACGAAGCGGCTTCCGTTGAGGCAAAGCTCTGATAGCCGAGGGCTGCGGTCGTAGTTGTGCTGGGCACCGTATATCGAGCATCCGATACCACCGACAAACCGCTAGACGAGGGCAGCGATGTACCGCCGACCCGCCATTTAGCCCACGCATCGGTCGCAAGGCTGTTGTTGAGGCAAGCCCTGCCGTCTGAGTCAATAAAGAAGCGGGTAGTAAACGATACGGTGCCGCCCGCAGAGCCTGACGCCGCAGTCGAAAAATCAAGTTGCGGCGCAAGGTTGCCGCCCGTGGTATCGGGCTTCAATCGCAACCGTAAAGCGGGGCCAGCGTTAATGTATTCGTAAGAGCCGCCCGTGTTCAAAAACGCGTTGTTGACCCACACCGGACGGTTGGATGCGTCAGTCGCAAGACTTGCCCAACTGCTCAGTTGCAGCGCCTTAGATGCCGCGTTCCAAGTGTTGGGACCGTGACCCACGCCAATGTTGCCGGTATTGAAAAGGACATTGCCCGCCGCCGCGCTAATCTCCATCCGCGCCGTGTTGTTGGTCGTGATGGCGTAAGGATGGTTGGACTGAGTGCCGTTAAACGCGTAGGTGCTAGAGGCATAACCCACAAACTGCGTAACGGTGCCGTCCGTCGCAACCGCTTGTTGTCCGCCCGTCGTGCTTTTGAACGATGCGGCAGGGGTAGCGCCCGTATCTACGGTCAGCGCATAGGTCGTCGGGTTTGCGCCGATGCCAAGGTTCGGAATGTTGTTATTAAGCGCAATCGGGTTGTTGTTAAGGTTAATGCTGGAAACAAACTGGTTGGTTCCTGCAATCAACGAGTTGCCAATAAACCGATTGGTCGTGCCCGTAAACGTATGACCAGAATCGCGGATGGCCTGCTGCGTAAACGATCCGTTCGGCGATACGAACACGTTGTTGAGGATATCAACGTAAGACGTGGTGCCCGTATTGAACTCAATCGCGCCGCGAGCTGCGCCACTTGTCGCGCCGCAGTCTTTAAAGACGTTACCTTCAAACTTGATTCGACTGCCGGTAAAGACCGAGATGGCGTAATCGCCCGTGCCGTTGACGCGAGTAAACGAGTTATTAACGAACGACACATCAAGCACGTTCGTGCCGGGATAGCCCAAGAGCGACGTAGACCCGCCAACAAATTCGTTGTCGGCAATTACGGCGTCGTTGATGTTCCACACCACAATGCAGCGGCCTGGGCCGGTTGTTGGCATCTTGATGTAGTTATTGAGGATGCGAACGCCAAGGTTCGGCGTGGCGTCCGTAATGGCCGCAATAGGCGGCGTTGCAAACGGGTTGCCAAACTCAAAGAAGATGCCGTAGTGGTTGTTGTTCGGCGGGGCTGGGTCGTCGATATAGTTGCCTTCGATGACAAACCCGTTCGGCGCCGTCGTAAACGTCTGGATCGGCAGCAATACCGTAATCGCGCCTACGCCACCTCGGCAGTCGTAGATGCGGTTATTGCGAATGCTGATGTTCTTGATGACGTGATAATTGTTATCGTCCGGTTCAATGTCGATAGCGCCAGGCATCGTGCTGCGGGTGCAGCGCGTGAAGTAATTGTTCTCAATCGCAACGCCGTCGCCGTCAATGACGCTGATGCCGTTACGGTTGTCGTTGTTGACGCCATCAATGTAGCAGTTGCTAATCGTGACATCGACGTTATGGCGTTCCTGCAGGGCTACGTCGCCACTACCGATGATAATGCCGTCGCCTCGAAAGCCGACGATTTCGCAACTGTCGATAAGACAGTTACGGACGCCGTGAAAAGCAACAAGATGTATAAATTCGCTAAAGCCTGCCGTGGCAACCGTTCCCACAATCTTGAGGTTTTGCACCACCAAGTTTTCGACATACGTTGAGGCAGAGCCAGAGTTGGCATACAACGCGCCTTGGCTTGTCGCCGTGCCGTCGTACAGAATGACCGACGAGGCGCCCTCGCCATACACCATGTTGTTGCTTTTTAGCGTGATGGGGGCGGTGATCTTGTACGTGCCGTTTGGGAAAAACACGCCGTTGGCAGCGGTACACGCGGCCTGAATTGCAGCGGTATCGTCAGTTACGCCGTCGCCCGTCGCGCCATATGCCTTAACGCTGACAGTCGGGCCAAGCGAACTAACGGTCGCTTTTTTGGTGACGTTGCCTTGGACAATGGGCGCAAGCTCTGCGCCAGTTAAGGGCAAAGTCGCTGCGGGCAGTTCACTGATTTTGACAACGGCCATTTGTAAGCCTCGAAGTAATTACCAAGGAAGCGATTTGCTAACAACCGGCGGGTTGACCTGTGCATCCAGTTCACGCGCCACGTTCGCCTCGACCTCGGCCTTGTCCACGCCGTTTGCCCAAACCCAGCCGAGGACATCTGCTTCGGTGAGATCGGAATACGCGATGA